CCGCCACCGCCGCCACCGCCGCTGCCACCGCCGCCGAAATTAGCACCTTGAGCCCCACCATTGCCGCCATTACCTGCGTAGCCACCTGCACCGCCGCCGCCACCTCGATTACCTGCACCATTAGCACCATGACCGCCTCGACCACCGCCGTAAGTAAGAGTGTTTCTTAAAGTAGAACCAATGTTAGAAGAAGTTTCGCCGCCAGTACCACCGTTGTTAGAGCCACCATAATCACCGCCCAAAGCTTTTGCTATAGTAATTGATGCGTTTTCTAATACGCTCCGTTCACCATTAGTATCTGACCCTGCCGCTCCGTTTGTACCAGAACCAAACCTACTTCCAGTTTTCCCTGCTTGAATAGTAAGTGTTTCCCCTGCAACAACAGGAACGTCATTAACCCAAGTTAGACCACCGCCGCCGCCGCTGTTAGTTCCTGATACCCCTGCACCGCCACCTACGAGAACGACTGATATAAGTTCTACACCGCTTGGTACTGCCCAACTATTGGTGCGAGAATTATCCCAGTATGCTTCACCAGGTGGGGCTGCACCTCCTACACCGAAGCCAAAGCCTCTAGCAGAGCCACCACCAAAAGTGGCTAACATGGGGGCATATAATATTTGTGGTTTTTTAGGTAAAATCATTCTGATTTTCCTCTATTATGCGAATTGAGAAACTGAGGCTAAGACGGTAAATGTTGCTGAAGCTGTTTTGATGATGGTAAAGTTATATACATCAATACCAGAAGCATTCCCTGATGTTGGTGCGCTACCGCCCTGCCACTTTGGAGTAACCGCTGAACCGTCTATTTGATAGGCGTTGAGGTAGTATGCGGTAGACCCTTGGGCCATTGCGATAGCACAAGTCACAGACTGACCTATCCCAAGGTTTGCATTTACATTGCTAAAGTTTATTGTGCGGTTCGCAGTTTGATTAACAGATTGTAACCGAACACCATATTCATCCACAGGAAAGGTTATAGTACCGCTAGTAGTTGTGCTAACTTGAACTTTCTCAAATACTTCCTCAATATCAAGCTTACCATTGACTGTAGCCCCAGTAGCCGTAACCGCACCAGTTACATCTAGTGGTTTGTTAGTAGTCCACTTATCGCCAGAAGATGCATAATTAAATGTGGCTGAAGCACCGTCTACCGTTAGACCTGCGCCATCGGCAGCGGCTGCGTCTGCTGCACCCTTTGCTACTGTGATGTTCAAGTCAGCAACGTCTAGAGTTGTACTGTTTACTGTAGTTGTAGTACCTGAGACTGTGAGGTTTCCACCAATGGTGACGTTTCCAGAAGTATCCTCATTAACTAGAGGTATCCAGTTACCTCCATGTGCGTAATACCCTTTGCCTGTGGCATGAACATGGGCGAACATCCCATGATAAGTGGACGCTGATGGAAGGTCTGCCAGTTGTGAGTAGACATTTGCGTAGGTGATTTTATTAGCACCAAAGTCTACGTCACCTGTAAATGTGCCGCCTGTTGAAGCAACCACTCCAAGGTTTGTCCTTGCAGTAGCTGCATTAGGCAAATCTGATAGATTGTTAGTGCTTGTGAGAGAATTATTTGAAATAGCCGTATTGACTGCTTCTACTGCTTTCCCAAGTAGCAAGAACTCCTTACCGTCCGTACTACCTGATGTAGCGTTAATCTTAGTAGTAAGATTAGCTTCAAGTGTCGTTGTATTTATTGTCATATTAGAGTCCTGCCAATGCTAAAGTTTCAACGTCATCGATGAATGTATCGACTTCTGTCTTCGTATAGTGGCTAGATAATTGGAAAGTTCCGTAACCAACGATAGCCACTGTATCGCCAGTTGAAGCCGCACTATTAAGAGTTACTGAACTCCCATTAGTTGCGACAAAATCTGATGGAGCCAAGCGCACTCCGTTCATAAACACATCCAAAAAATTGGTGTCATATGTGGCAGGAAAAACTGTCGTTGATCCTGTATAACTTCCACTGCTTGTACCAACTACATAGTCAACTCTGTTAGATGTTCCGTTGACTGAACTACCTGCATTCTGAAAGCCGCCAGAGCCGTAAACTTTCATCAGGTTGTTAGTTGTGTCGAACCAAAGATCACCAACTCCTACATTCGAGCCTGTTGGGGCATTTGCTGATACGAAGTAGGTATCTAGAAACTGTTGTGATGAGGCGATTGCTGATTGGGCTGTAGTCGCATGACCTGCTGCTGCATTCTCACTGCTAAGAGCAGCGGCTGCGCTGTTTGCGGCGGCTGTTGCAGAAGTTGCAGCATTAGTAGATGATCCAAGAATGCTGTCTGTATAGGCTTTGTTTGCAACATGGTCATTAGCAGTTGGACTAGGTATACCGCTAATAGTATTGTTACCCATAGCAATCGTACCAGACATAGTGCCGCCTGATAAGTTTAGCTTCAGAGCATCTTGGGTATCTGAGTAATTTTTAGTTGCAAGGTCTTGGGCATTTGTTGGATCACCTGCATTGGTAACCTTCTGGCTACCCATGTTAATAGCACCAGACATTGTGCCACCTGCTAGTGGTAGCTTGGTAGCTATACTGTTCGTAATTGTAGTGGAGAAATTAGCATCATCGTTGATGGCTGCAGCAAGTTCATTCAAAGTATCCAAGGCTGCAGGGGCAGTATCTACTAGGTTAGCTACGGCTGTATCTACATCCGTTTTTCGGGCGGCATCATTTGGATTTACAGGTGCAGATAAATTCTGAATAGTAGCAGTTGTGCCACCATCCATATTCAGTGTACCTGAGATAGTTACATTATTAAATGTAGAAGTGCCTGTAGACGCTGTTACGTTACCAGTGATCCCACCAGTAAGATTACCTGTCAGCGTTCCATTTATAGCTAAGTTGTTAAAGGTAGATGTACCAGAAGAAGCGGTTACATTACCTGCCACATTACCAGTGAGATCCCCAGTAAATCCACCAGAGGCAGAGACTGTTGTACCTGCGATAGAGGTTGGGTTTGTGCTACCAATTACGACACCGTTGATTGAGCCGTTGTTACCTGCACCGCCTACGGTTACTGAGCCTAGAGTTGAAGTTGTGGAGTTGAGTGAAGCCAGTGTACTAAGACCTGTTACTCCCATAGTGCCGCCTACGAGGGCGTTACCTGCAAGGTGTAGGTCTTTGTATTTTTTGGTGGTTGAACCGATGTCTACGGTGTTTGTTGTTTCAGGAGTTATTGAGTTTGTGGTAACACCCACTACCTCACTCCACTGAGCCGCTGAACCCGTATTTACTCTACATATAAAAAATCGTGATGTAGAAGTGTTTAACCATAAACTACCTGGAGCATATCCGCTATTAACATCGTCTGTTGTAGTCGGGTTTGAAGTTGCAGTTATATTATTTAAACCACCAATACCGCCATTAGCAGGTAACAAGTATCCGCTTACGGATGACTGTAAATTAATCTTTGGGGAATTACCTGTGCTACCATCATGTGAGTGTCCTGATGTTCCATCAAAAGCACTCTGAATTTGGTTAAATTCTGCAATTAACGGGGGTGCAGTGACTTCTGCGCCATTGATAATATCAGGTGCGGATTGTCTTGTATAACCTGCCATTTATTATCGCCTTCCTGAAACGCTAAATTCGAAAACAAGACCTTGGATTGAGAAGGGTTCTGATTGACCCACAGTCACAAACGTAGCCCTAGCTGAAAAACCTGATCCCTGTACGTCAGTGACCATTATGGGTTTAGAGTTACCGCCATATAAAATGTTAGCACCTGCATAGTTTATGTTCAGACCGCCATATTCTACTGGCCCACCTAAACTAGCTTGAGAGTAACTCGAAGGACGTTGCGTATTGTAATCGCCCCAATCGTAGGCCATTGAGAGAAAGAGTTCTACTGGCCCTTCTGCACGGATGAAGGTATTTACCTTCCGCATGGTCTTTCTTACTTCAGTGTCTCCAAAGTCTAAATATGGAGTTGCATAAACACTGGTAATGTCTTGCCCATTGAAGCCTGTACCTTTTTCTTGCTGATATACTTTCCCATCATAATCACCATGAAGTACAAACTCTGTTCTACCTATATAGTCGCTAGTCGTGCAGGATGCTCGAATACCGTTAAGCTCTCCCCACTCCCATGTTATGCCACTTTCCTGATTAGCTAACCCACCAATAATACCAAATGAGTTTGCAACCGTTGTTGTATTATCTCCTACAAAAAACCTAACCTGAGATTTAGAACGGATAACAACCCCATTGATTGTGTCCATATCGAAGTTCTTGATCATATTTACCAAGGATACTTGGATTGCCTTGGATATGGTTTCTAACTCTACGTCCCCAATCCTTGATGTTCCCGAAACAGGTCTAAACCCATCTGGTGCAAGGAACATGAGATCTCCACCAATCTCTAGTACGCTATCCCTAGCTATGCATCCTACGTTTGTCGTAACCTGATCAATTAAAAACAGTCCTGACGTTAAGTCTGCGGAAGCTTTCTTGATGCTGTTACCGCCAAAAATAAATAGGTCATTTCTGAAAGGCTTGATCTGAACTACATTAAAACCTGGATTTAGTATCTGACCAAAACTTGTACTGAAATCGTAAGGGTCACTACCTTTCGAATGAAAGATCGAAGAAGGTTGTCCTCTGTCTCCGCTAAAAAATAGATGGTTCTCGAAGACCTCAACAAGTGAAGGGGCTGCACCTATTCTAGTTCCACCTGGACTACTAACACCGCCACTATTGCTTGGATTTAACTGATACCAGTTAGTGCCATCAAAAATGATCCCGTTGTTTACGCCATCTGCAAAAGCAATCTTTGACCCATCCCCAAAATCAAACTGTGCGTGGCGTATCTTAGTGACGGTTCTAACACCATCTGTACTAGTGAGGCTTAAAGAGTTGGTCATAACCTGCCAACCACTTTGGGACACAAACTTATAAAACTTGTAGCTGTTTGCTCCTACGTCTTTTCTGGCAGCTATAATGTAAGGATTGCCTAGATGTTCGTTTCGGTAAATCGCTACGCAAAGTACCGCCCCCTCTGCACTGCCTTGTCCTACCTCTACGTTTAGGTCTTCTAGTAAACCAAACCCTTCGATCCTTCGATAGCCACCGTATAAGCTTGGCTCATAGTTCACTAGTCGTGTAGCTGCACCTGGGGCTGCTTCTGCTAAGAACAGGTGGTTTTGGTTACTGTTAAGTCCACCAGAGCTTACCAGTTTAAAGGATTGGATTTCATCTGCCATTAGAACTTAATCCTAGTATCCCGTACATACTCGTATGAATTGATGTAGAGAGTTTGCAGGTCTTTTACCCCTGCAGTAAAAGCAGTGAATGCTGCACCTGCGGCTTCGAGATTATCCTTGAACATGTACAAGTGGTACAAAGCACCGTCCACAATGACGTTATCAAAAGCTTCAGGTATTCTAGTTTGATCGCTATGTAGCGTAAGATCTGCGTAGTTTAGAAAATATCTAAATCTGACGCTGTATGCCTGATCAGGAGAAGGTGTTACGCCAAAGCCCTGTCCGTGTGATGGGAATACAAAGTCGGGTACACTTCTACCTGCAGATCCTGCAGTATAATCATCATCCCTATGCTTTGCGTACCACTCATCTCGTTCAATTCCTCTAAGTGTCTTGTATCCAACATTCAGGCTAGAATTGGATTGTATCTGAAATGTATTAAAATCAGCAATCTTAAAAAAGGCAGGCCAATCATATTCTGTCTGACCTGCAGTAAGAACTTGTGTATGTTCTGCAGCATTAAAGGGCCACTCAAACTCAGTCTGATTAATTTTTGCTATCGATGCTTTAACAGCATCTTTAACTAAAGCCTGTACTCCTCGACACGATCCGAAGTCGGCCTGTGCAATCTCCACTTCGTTCAGCCGTCTAAGCGTCATATTGCAGAGTGTTAAAAAAGTACTGGGCATGAGTGATCCTTAAAAGAAGGAAGGGGGCAAGTAGCCCTGCCCCCGAAAGCTATTACGCTAAGTT